TTGACTGCGATGATCGTGTCCTCAATCTCGTCGCTGTCCATCTGTGCAAGCCGTTTCGTAAATCCCTCTAAAGTCAGGATGACCGTCTCTACCATTTGTTTGCCCCCATAAGTCTACAAATTCGCAGTAAATGTCCTGTTGCGCTACCGCATCGTCGTAATCACTGCGCCCTATTATCCCCAGAATGAATACCAATAAAATCATGCCCACTAGAATTACTGCCCATGCGTCCGTTGATAATTCCTTCATACAAACCCCTCACTTTTGGATTCTTGCGTAGCTTCTCTAGTGCTACGGTTTCGATCTGCTTTACACGCTGGCGTGATATACCCATGACTGCGGCAACCTCTGTCAGTGTCATTTGCTCCGAATGCTTGCTCATTTGCCCCCTCTTTTTCCATTATTGCTCTGCCTATTAACTCAGGTATCGGCGGTACTACTGCGTTGCCTAAGCATTTAAGTCTGTGTGACCTAGCGGGAACCCCATCAGCCACTCTACCCACGTCGGGTTCAGACCGCCAAAAGGCTTGCCCTGTTGTATCTGTAAGTTTCTGACAGATTGCTGGAGACTTAATTGTGCTGGCTGACCACTTGGACGCTTGGGCTTCCAGTTTGGCTCCGTTCCTGAACTTGCCGCCGCCGCTCTTGGTGTCGGCCACATTCTGCTCGCCACTTCTGCGCCCAGTGTGTTCTGTCCCTTTGGGTGTAATCTGTCCGCTTCTTTCCGATGCGCTTCCATTGAGGCATGTATTGTCGCTACAGTTGGGGTAGGCAATAATCCAGACCCTATCTCTGTGATGGTGCGCGCTAAGTTCGGAAGCTGATATACAGTGCCACTCCGCATCATACCCGATCTTGGAAATATCCCAGAGAACTCGCTTAAACCAAGCTCCCCGTTCTCCATTAAGCAGGTTTGGGACGTTTTCAAAGATGGCGTATTGGGGTCGAAGCTCCCCAAGCAAACGGGCGCACTCTGACCATAGGCCGCTTCGCGTTCCGTCTTGTATTCCTGCCTGATTTCCTGAGACTGATATGTCTTGGCAGGGGAAGCCGCCTGTAATGACATCGACTCCAATTCCGTCTGTAGCCAATCGGTCTGCTGTGATTGTTCTAACGTCGTCATAAATGGGAACCCGTGGCCAATTTTTAGCTAATACTTTCTGAGCGTATGGCTCTATTTCGCAAAACGCCACAGTCTCAAAGCCTGCGCGTTCTAGTCCAAGCGTAAAGCCGCCAATGCCTGCAAATAAATCTAATACTTTCATGCTTCCAACTTACAGGCCAGCTTTATCCCTTGCAAGCACTTTTTTATCTTATTGGGCAAATAATGAGGGGGTAGGTGTGCAATGCGACAATCGTGACATTTCAATCACCCGTAGTAGCGGGCAATCTCTGCGACGAATTGGTCTTCGTTAGGATGGCGTGAGAGGCGCTTGAGGTAGGTTTCCTCATCAACGCCTTTCTCTCTGCCTAGTCGAGCAAGTAGCTCTGCGGTTTTGTCAGTAACGACGATGTGGTGCCGCTCTGCAAAATACTGCCGTTGGCTCTGTACACACATGACAACACTCCTCTGTTGCCCTGTAATTATAGCATAGAGGCAATCAGTTATACGAAACTATGACGTACTCGGGGTTCTGCTCTTTCTTGCGTACTTCTTCGCGGTAGTGCTTGGCTATCTCATCGCGCACGGCTTTGTTCTCTTTCAGGATGCCCCTGCACTTCTCGGTCAGTATCTCGAGGTGACCTGCGCCTAGCTCTACCTCCAGAAAGCCGCTGAAGCTCAAAGGGTTCTCGGTCATTACGCGGTGATGGTGGTGGCAAAGCGTGACTGCGTTGTCCATGGAATATCTTACAATCTTACGCCGCCTGCCGTAGATATGTGCGCACTCGAGTGACTGGTCGGTGCCACATACCAGGCACGCGCCATCCCTAGCTCTTACTGCCTTGCTAAACCAGATGTCAGCGTTTGTGCGCTTGATTGCCATAGTAGGTCTCTTTAGTAAATTGACGCTCACGCAGTATGGCCTTTTCCCAGTTGCCACACTCGCAAAACCATCCTCGTAGTTTGCCATTGTCGCCAGTAAATTGAGGATCCATACCCTTACCGCAATCAGTGCATTTCACGGGGTGTTGTCCAGTCGTCAATAGTAGTGAGAAGCGCCGTGAGCCATGACGTTGTAAAAGAGTCGATATCGACATCAATAGTAATCCCCTCGGGACAAGCGACCTCAATGTAAACGTCGGTCATGTCTTCGTTTCGCATGTTAGTTGTCGCCGCTGTTATCGCATCCACCCTGCAAACCACTTGCCCGCCGTCAGGTAGTGGCATAGAGAGGATCGGCATTTTTTCTATCACTGTAGTGCCTCGATACCGACCTTGAATCGGCTGAACTCGCCGTGCTCTTTGTCTAATACTACACAACTAATCGACCGCTGTGAGCCATAGCCAGCACCTGAGTGCCAAGAATCTGGAGGCGGGAGTACGGACCAGCTCTCCCACGTAAGCCCGCCTAGCTCTTCTGATTGCTTATGGTGGATATGACCTGTCCATGCAAAGCGATACTTTGTGCGCCCCCACTCCTGCGCATAGTCGCGTGTGATTGCCTCATACAGTTGGCGAGTGCGTATCTTGTCGCCGTGATGCGTAATCACAAAGTTATTGCCCCATTCAAAGTGGATGAACTTGCTGAAGTTGTCGAACACCTTCACGCGCTTGTCTTTCTCATAGTACATGCGGAGCATTTCGTTTAGCCACAAAGAGGCGTCAGGGTCGTGGTTACCGCGAGCGTTGATTAGCCATACTTCATCATACTGCTGGAGCATACGAGTGACGATAATCTGGAAAAGGTTACCTGCGGCGCGTATGGTCTTGCCTGCTCTGCCGTCTACGTCCAAGGCTGTTCCTGCGCCCGTCTCGCCCTTTAAGTTATTAGCGTGAATCATGTCGCCGACATTTAGCAAAACGCCTACAGAGCAATCGCCAGTGCTCTGCATAAGCTTATCGACGCCCTTGATGAGTGTGTCTTGCGCTATCTGCAAATCCCAAGGGTCGCTACCTGTTTCGGGTGACCACGCCAGCATTCCGAGGTGATGGTCGCCGACGATAGTGACCGCCATGCGGTCTTTCTGCTTCTTGGCTTTGCTTTTCTTTACAGGCTTTGCCAGTCCCTGCAACTCGTCCTTAAGCCCAGCTTTGAAGTGGTCAAGTGCAACTTGTAGTGCATGCTCTGCGTCCGACTGGCTTTTAACCCACTGTGAGACGAGTCTCCCTTCGTCGTTGTATAGACTTGAGACACCCTTCACCGTATACCCAGAAGGGACGGGGTGCGTGTAGTCATGCTCGGGGCTGTATCCTTGTTTCGCGGCTACTGCCCTAACCGCTTCAAGGTGCCCTCTTACAGTGCCACGACCCAAGCCCAGCTCTTTAGCTATATCTCGCTGGCTTTGGCCTTCTTCTACTCGGCCGACAACTTCTCTCTGCCTTTCGGTCTTGCAAAACTGCAATAGGCTCATGCCTACCCCCCCAGTTTTGAATACTCCGAATTTTGAGGCTTTGTGAGTTTGACCCCCAGGTCTATACACCACGCCTCTACTTGTTGCATGAAGTATAGCATTTCTCCGCGATCTAGCGTCGAAGTGCCGCGTACCTGTGCGGGTATAGTCGTTTTGCCCACTTCTACGTCTTCGGTTCCAAGGAACTTATATTTCAGCATGAGCTTCAATTCGTCCTCAGTACCTGTAAAGCCGCCTCGCTTTTTAAAGTGCCGAGTCATGTCCCTTACCCACACATGGAAAAGGTCGTTTTGACTAAGCGAGCGACGTGGCTTGTACTCCTTTACCTGCCACGCTACAGGTTTTTCCCAGCACCATTCCGTTTCAAGAAATTTCTTGAAGGCTTCCATGCGGTCTTTGATTTCGATTGGATCTTTGATCAACCAGAACTCACCCATCATTTTTGCGCCTTATTCCGTCTTTTCATCAAATTTAGCCACAGCCACTCTATGGGCTGTATGTCTTTCACCTCCATCACCAGCCTCTCGCCGTGTCCAAAGTTTTTGCGATAGCAATGCCGTTCGAAGTCTGTGCGCGTATATGCGCCGTTAATTCTTACAACCGCAGGGTCTGATGTAGCACCAACCAAAACTGCAACGTCTGATTTGAATTTAGCCATGCTGTCAAAAATCAACGGGCCAAACTCCTTATTAGTAAACTTCACGTCAATAGCTACGTTATCAAGCCAAAGATCAACACCGCCATCGGTCATGACGTTTATAGCTGGTAACTCAATATCGAAAAGACGAGCTATAGCAATCTCCGCCTTATAACCCATGATATTGGCGTCAACTCTGCTCTGCTTTTCGTTCTCTAGCCGTGGCTTAAATCCCATGAGTTTCTCGCACAGCGCCACCGTATCTCTTCCCATGCACTCGGCCAAAAGCAAATCCTTACGACTAAGGCGGAACTTCATCGCGTCACCCTCTCACCTTCAAACGTAACGTACTGCCCGTATTTCTGAAGGCACAATTCGCGGAACTTTTCGCTCTGCATGAAGTCGTGTGTGCCTTCGTCAAGCTTAGTCCATCGTTTATAAGGCAACTGCCCGCTTTGCTCTTGTGCTTTTTGAGCGAACGGAGAAATACCTTTTTCCATTTGAGCGGCTTTTTTCAGCCAGTTGTTTACAAATGACTTGCAGTTTTTCTTGCGTCTCGCAGGGTTGGCATCTACCCAGCACTCAGCGGCGTCATACTCAGCATAAACATCGACGCTTGGATATGCGTGTTGCCACTTGATAAAATCCTCATCCTCTGGAAACCAATCCTCGCCGTGAAAGTCTTTCATACCCTTCTCCTTTTTTCAGACAATAGGGATCATTAGAGGACGACTGTTGCCCTATACACGATCCCTAGCTAGTCCATTATTCATACAGTATCAGTGCAGATCATTAACGGCTCTGTCATCACCGCGCCCTTACTACATGGCAACGTAACCACTGTTTGTCCCCGTCCTCAAAGGTCGTAGGAATAACTCGGCTTTCTTGAGCGACTGCACCTGAGACAGCACTATTTAACTAGGCTCGACTAGGCGTGTTTAGAAAGGAATAGGGGTGATAGGTATACAGACAGCTAGATTGCTGTATAATTTTCCCTATCCTTTGCACGCAAACATAGGATGCCACAAGCGTAAACCCTTCCGCAAGTGGTCTAGCCCCGTTTCCTCGACGGGGCTTTTTTTTACCTCCCCAATCTCTCAAACTCATCCAGGGACAAGTTGAGTCTGTTAGCTAACTGAACAACCAGCGAGAATTTCATGTCGTCCTTATGCCGCCATCTACAGACAGCGACATTGCCAACACCAAACTCCTTTGCCAGCTCCTCATTACTCACGCCTGCAAGTGCTTGCGCCTTCTTGAGTGCGCGGCCTGTACTAGAAAGGCAGGTCATCATCCAGCTCCTTAGTTTGTAGTGATTGACGCGCCTGTTGCATACCCTGACTATGGACTTGCTCCTTAGCCGTCGTGCTGAGAGACATAAAGGTATTACCGTTCTTGTCCTTCTTTAGCCACGCTGACAGCCAAAACTCGGTGCCATTGCCATCGGTATAGCTACCCTTGTAGTCAGGGTGCGTGTCCTTTTCCTTGCGGTCGTTCTTAAACAAGACTCCGCGATTGCTGTTGTCATACTGCATCTTACTTCCCTCCATTCGGGTTTTGCTTCATGCACTTAACCTCGTACGTTGTGAATACCCCGCCCTTTGTATAGGCGCGGCTAAACTTCTTTTTGACCTCGTTGGGTGTCTCTTCAATGATGCACCGCAACGTGTCCCACTCTTCATTGGCTACTGCCGATTTAATGCTCGCAACAAAGTCAAAGTGTTCGTCGATTGCATGGACGTAGGCAATAAACTGAGCCTCAATAGAGTCGGTAAATTCGTCCGCCTCTTCCTCTGAGTACGTGTCCCCAGCAACGCCCAACAGCTTGAGAATTACTCGGTCTTTTGCCCGCTTCTCAGCCATCGCAAACGGATAATCGTTGCGGCAATTCTTGGAAGACACCTCACCAATAGACCATTCTTGCCTGTCACCTAAGCGACCTGTCACCTGAATAACCACCTCTTTGCTTGCAGGGTTACTTAGTAAATGCACAGGCGCATCGAACTGAATGCCCTTGTTGGCGGCAATCTTCTCTAGCGCCTTATGGAGGACAACGGGCGTGCCATGACAATCCCATGTTGCAGACCCTACAGTCTCGTCAACATCTTTCAGCGCCTTCTCTAGCGCCTCGGGAATTTTATTAGCCATTAGATGCCTCCTTGGTTTTCATAGTCGTAGGAATCGGCGTAGCCAGCGTTGTACGCTTCTGGCATACCGTCGCGGTGTCTGATGCCTTCCTCTTGGTCAGTCCACCCTTTGATATAGTCTTGCTCTGCAAGCTCTAGGAAATCCGCTAGGCGGGCATCCATTGCCGCTTCGATAATCTGAAACGGCTTAGGCTTGTAGACAGATAGGTTTTTTAGCTGGCCTACCAGCGAATCAAGCTCTTCTATTAGCTCGCCCTTGATAAGCTGTGGCTCTATGAATTGCTTAGTCATGGTTACCCTCCTTAAAATGATTCGCGTTCGAGATCAAGCACGTCGCCAATCATGGCGTCGTAAATTTGTCTTAGCTGAATAACAGATTGACCTTGGATGTCGGTCAGGTCGAAGTCACGATCAGCCTTGTTAAGCTCTGCTAAAGCCTCGTCGAGCTTGTCGAGTACCTCGTTGTACTGCACGATTTGATCGTCTAATTGCATGGTTTTCTCCCTTCACTGTTCTACATGGAACAATGTCAGAATACACCATTGAGGATAATTGTGTAGCTTTTTTTGTTATTTATTTATCTGTAGAGGTTTAGCCGTAAGTCCACATGACTGGGGTAGTGGTACGCATGTCGACGTGTACGAAAGACTTGGCAACACCGACGCCACCGAAGCCCATGTCTAACGCTTCTTTAACAATCTTCATGCGCTCAACACCGTTAGAGACGGCAATGTCACAGGCGATACCGCGTGTGTGTGTGCCTTTTTTCCCCGCTGGCTTATTGCGCTCTGCTGTGTGATTGACTGACCTATATCCGCTAGTGATTGTAAACGGAAAGCCACAACGCTCCCGCAACTCGTCGAGCATGAACAAAAACGACTCATCCATGGAGTTCTCTCCAGATTCTCGACAGCGGAACTCGGATCTAGAAAAGTGGCGATAGGTCATTTTTTCCTCAACTGCATTAGCTTGTCAGCACCACGTATGCCAAAGCTGGCAGATACTGCTAAAAATAAAAGATATTGATACCACTCGGGCAGGGTATCGAGTGCGGCGAATGCCATATCGACTCGCTCAATCACAGCCACGTCGTCCATAGCTATCGCGTAGCCAATCATAAAAACAGGAGCCGCCAACACTAGAGTCCAAAACTCATCCTTCCAACTGTTGGATGTGGCGTCTGCCATCTTGTTTTCCCAAGCCGCGTCATTCTGGATAACTTGCAACTTGCGCTCGTGTGTCGCCTGCTTTTCTTGCGCCTTACGCTTGAAGTGACCGCCGACTAACTCGGTCACTGGCCCGATCAACGCCTGCCACATATCAATAATCCTTGATTAGAACGATATCAAAGTTAGCGGTGACCCGTGCGTCGTTGCCGCTTACCTGGTCAACGCGAATGTCTACGTCTGTCTTCGCAGGCAACTTTAGCGGCGCATTGAAGTCATAGCGGTAATGACCATCTGACTCTGCGACGTGCGCAATGCGAAACGGCTTGCCAGTCAGTCGATGATACATAAGCACCTGACAGGTTTTGGTGCCGTCGATAGTTGCATCAAGGGTTGTGAGGTAGCCTGTAAAGCCCGCAGGGATCGTGTAGACCGCCATCAGTGTCTGTGAATACCCCGCGTCGATCTGCGCTACAACGGTTCCTGTGCCACTTGTGACGCGAGCTGTTATGTCGCCTACGTTCTCTGCGTCGTAGGTCATGCGAAATACGCGAATAAATGTGTTTGTAGTCGCCACTGCCGTCGCACCTGTGAGCGTAACGATCTCTGTTTGCTCATCATAGTTTGCGTCTAGCCCCTCAATACTTAGCGTGGCGGTGTCGCTTGCGCTGGTACTAATACAGTAGATAGTTTGGGCGCTAGAAAGTGACGCCCAAGGATAAAGTCCGCCGCTTGTCCATACGCTTTCGGGGTCGTCAGCTTGGTCGATGTCAAAGTTAGCGCCAAACTTATGAATAGCGAACGCGTTAGGGATTGCGCCGCGTACAACGTCTAACAAAAACTCGGGCGAGGGTCTCTCATTATGAAACTGGTACATTAGCGAAGGAACTCTACGATTGCTAAAGCGATAGGGATGACCGTCATGGTCGCATAGGTCTGGCGAGTGATCGCCGCGTCTAGCTTGTCAAAGCGGGTATTGTGTTCATCTAGCTGGCGCTGGATGTTTTCGTATCGGATCAGGCACTCTTTTTCGTGCGCCTCTAGCTTTAGCAGTGCTTCATTCATTTCCATTTCATCGCCCCAAAGGGTTGGCTAACTCGTCCATTGCCGTCCACGCATCATTAATGTCTCGTTGCAGACGTGTCATGCGGTCGTCAATGTTGCCCAATGCCTCTATTTTAGCATTGACTGTTAGGACAGTCTCGCTATTAGACTTTTCTACTGCCGCCACCCTATCCCGTAGTGGTAACAGGTCGCGCTGTAGCTCCATAATCTGCGATAAGTTAGTCGATAACTCTGCCAGCTTGCCCTGTAGTTCGCCGACGTTGTTGTCGTCTAGTTGCTGTTGCATGTTGGCAATAGTGACTTGATACGCCTGTAAGGTCTCAGATTGCCCTGCACGCAAGTCGTCGAACCTACCCTGTACAACGGCAGTCTCTGCTGTAGCATCGCTTACAGCGCCCTCTAGCGCCTCCAATCGACTAAAGAATTCGGAAGCGGTCCATATACCGCCGCCAATAGTTGAGGCAAATGACAAAACAATAGCGATCCAAACGCCCTTAATCTGCGTCCCGCCGACATTTAACTCTAAGTCTTCAATCGCCATCAGCGTAACAAGCCTCGGGGTCTGCGGCGAACCAGCATCCGCCTTCGGGTGAAGTGTAGAAAAATGGTTGTTCAGCCGACTCGATAAGAACGTCCTCAACGCTTACATAGTAGTCATCAAGATTAAGTCCTTGAATAGTCTGACCGCCATCAAACGATATCCATACCGACTGAGTGGCGTGATCAAAGAATATGCTTGCCGCTTCTTGATAGGTAACGCGTAGGTCATAGGCCATCTCGTCAGCCTGCTCTAGCAAAGTCTCATCATTAGCCACTGCCATATATGCCGCCGCTACCGCTGTGGCCTCGTGTACGGCTGTGTAGGCATCGTTGTAAGCATCAACCTCAGCATCTTCGAGGGTCACGTCATTAGCGCCGATATACTCTTGCAAGGCCATTGCCTGTCGCTCATCGTTTGCGTTCGCCGCGTCCTGCGCCATCTCGTTAACAGTGGCAACCTCAATCAAAACCTGCGCGGCATCGACGTAGGTGTCAATTGCCTCGCTGACAACGTCCATAGCACTGCTAGCCTCGTCAGCAAAATACTGTGAGGCGTTTGGGTCGTATGTGTAGGTTTGTTGTTGAACGGCTAAGACTGCGGCGTTGTAAGCGTCTTGTTTGGCTTTGTCGAGTAAGCCTTGGTCGACTATACCCTCGGGCGCTATCTGTCCCTGTGAAGCGTAAGACTCTGCCCCAGCTATGGTTTGAATGCCGTACTTAAACACGTCTCGGATATTCTGAGAGGCGTCGATCAAGCTATCAATCTCGCTCGCTTGTGCGGTAACGCTTAGACAGACTAGTGGTAGGTGTATCAGTCTCATCTGTCTCTACCCCCATGCCTAGGATTGCGTCATAAAAAGTCTGATTGTCTTCGTAATCAGGTATCAGCAAGTTTGGTCGCTGTTTAATTTCCAGCATTGCCCGCTTGCCAACAATTATCTTCCCGTATTTTACCACTGGACAGGGTGTAGCCGCGAGCAACATGGCGCGCCACACGTCGGCGTTTTGACACATCAACGAGACTGCCGCAATTTTCATGCCCATATTGGACAAAGTGATCGCGTTACGCCTGCGGTTGCACTCTTCGTCTTGGATGTACTTGCCCGTTGACACACCGATGCCGACAAGCTGTAAGCCACCTGATATAGATTGCAGGCATGACTCTGTACCGCTGGACATAAGCGACGGGCTGACCGCTGTATTAGCTGGCATCTGTGCGCCAGCATTCGGCCCTGTGTTGTTTGTCGTTCGGTTGTTGTTGTTCGACCCAATCTGATTAGTGTTCAGATCGCCCTCGTTACGGATGTTGTCAGGTTCGTCTCGAGTAGGTACTGGGTCAAGGTCAGGCTGTGGCGTGATGTCCTGCCCGAAGGCAGGGGCAATGCTACTCAGCAGAATCAGGCACGTCAGCGTAATCCGCATCGGTTACTTCCTGATCGTTCAGAGCCTTACTCAGCATGTCGACAAACGCCTGGCGCGCTACGCTTAACTGATCTACGCTAAAACGTGCGTCGGCCAGCTTTGCGTCTAGGTTTGAGATATGTGCGACCATCACGCGCTGTTCATCACTTAGATCAGCAACGTCATGCTCTACATCATTCAATACGATTTTTGGGCTTTCTTCAGTCATTCCACGGTACTCCGTCAAAGGTTGTTGGTGTCTTCTGACTAGATATATTATCAGTTAGCGCAGTTTCAACCGCATCACCATCAACTTCTGCTTTTACCCACTCAATAACCGTTGCCTCAGTGAGATCGTCATAGGCAACGAAATCATCTGCGTCAGCATCGGGTGTAAATGAACAAGTCCCGTAAGATGACGCTGTGAATGTGTCGTCACCTACTGTTTCGGAATCGTCACAACGCCAGTGAGCCACGATGACCCCGCCGTCGGCCTGACGCTCTAAGTTTGCAATAGTCCATGTAGCCATTAGTTTTCTCCTTCAAGTTGTGCGACTCGCGCACGTAGTGTTTGAATCTCTTTCAACATCATCGGCACAAGTTTGGAGTAGTCTACACTCTGCATCTCTTCTGCGTCATCTGGGACGCTTACCGCTTCAGGTGCGACAGTGCTTAATTCCTGCGCGACCATGCCGTACTTCTGATGTGACCCGTCAGCCTTAAAGTCAAACGACCGCACTTTGATAGCGTCGATGTCATCAGAGGCAGAGGGCGCATCCACAATGTTTTCTTTAGCCCGCTGATCGGATGTGGTGTTGTACGAGGTAGTAGAGCCAGAGATTGAGATTGACCCGCGCGTGGTGCCGTTGGTGCGAAAGTTAATCAGGGTGCCGTCGGAGTCGATTCTATTAAAAACGGCTAGGGTATTGCTTGAGCGCACAACCGACATAAAGCCCGACGAGCCAAGCATACGAATACCCTGCGTCGTGTTATCGGCAGAGGTTTTTCCGAGCAAGAGATTGCCGCTAGCATCGATACGCATGCGTTCCAAGCCAGCAGTAGCCATTCGCAGAAAGTCACCTGCGTGATGGTAATGAAAAAACCCACGATATTGGGTGTTTCCTGAAGTACCATCTGCAAAAGCTAAATACGCTCCTGATGAAGTAGAATCAGACGCTATCGTAATCCCACCCTCATTTGGAGCAGATACAACTAAATCATCTATGTAGTATGATGATGGCGAAGTCACACCAATTCCTACATTCCCGCTAGCATCAAGGCGCATGGCTTCTGAACCATCTACCAACATTGCAAGATATGACGCACCTGATGATTGGCCGCTGTTGTCAGCAGAAATAACAAGCCCAGCACTATCCCATGCAATCCTGTGGTCAGCATTTGAACCGCCGCCATAACCCATTTCAATTCTTGGGGCAGTGTTGTTTACGACGTGTAACGGTGCGGCTGGACTGCTAGTCCCCACGCCCAAGGCATTAGTATAAGCAGTGCCTGACAGGTGAAGGTCTTTGAAGCGGTGACTTGATAATCCTAAATCTATAGTTGCATCGATAACATCAGTTGCGTGATGTGGTTGTAAGGCATTAGAAGCATCGTTAAAGCGTATACCTGTGTCACCAGTACCAATAACAATGTCGCCGCCTCTGGCTTGAATACTACCGACTGCGGTGCCGTCTTTGAAAAACTCTTGAATCGCGCCATCGGATGTAGTTCTGTTTAGATTTAACGGCGGTGCGTTGCTTCTTACCATCTGCACGCCATTAGCACCGTATAAAACTGTACCCGCTGTATTGAAGTTTGTAGTAGTAGTACCAACCAGAAGATTGCCGCTAGCATCTAGGCGCATCCTCTCTCCGCCGACCTGCGAGAAAATGATTGGCAGGTTTACGTTGTAGTACATTTCGGCGTAACCGCCGTTATTACGAATTTGGAACGTATTACTGGAGTTGTCATCGACGATGCCGATGCCTATGTTGTCCGCAACCTGCTTTACGACTAACGTGCCGAGTGAATCCCAGCCCGCATTGGTGTTGTTAATTCGAAGCCGTCCCGTGTTAGTAATCCGCATGCGTTCTGCGCTATTAGTTTTAAACGCTATTTGCCCTGTAGTTGGACGGTAAATTGCCTCTGTAGCTCCTGATGCGGAACTATTTTGTGCAAACTGATAGGTATCTGCTTGTGCTTTGCCTGACAGGTAGAGGTCTTTGAAGCGATTAGATGAATCACCTAAATCAACAGCACCGTCACTATTAGCCCCGTCATTTCTTGGATACCAAGCAGAACCTAAAAACTCAATACCTGTTTTTCCTGTAGCGGCACTGCCATCTATATAAAGATTGCCGCCTTCAGTACCAATACTACCGACTGT